TGAATACCCCCATACAGCACTCGGTACAACAGAGAAGTCAGACTGAACCATAATAGGGCTTGGTTGACCTTCATCCCATAAATCTAGTCCCGCTACTTTATTACCTGTACCAGCGTCATATAAGTCATCAATAAAGAAGTACGCTCCTGCGGTTGCAGTTACACCTGTAATCCTTACTTGAGCATATCGAGCTACTGAACCAGAGTAATAGGCAGATATGTTGAACGGCAGCCATGAACCAGTAGTTGTTGGGAATGTATAAGTTGCATCAGGCGTACCTGCGAGAAGCGTACCAGGCAAGAATAACTCAACCTTGAGTGTACCTGACGAGAATGTTGCGTTCCTATATATGTAGCCGAATATGCCCACCTGAGATGTTGGGTTAGCTGGTATCTTGAACACCCACGAAGAGCCTGTCGAGTTGTTCTCTGGCTTGCTCGCTAGGGCAAGAGATGAGGCTGTTCTTACGGTTGTGTCAGTTAAGCCAGAGCCTGACGACCACCAAGAACCTTTATTGGTGTACCAGCGGTGTTTAGAGGTGTTACCGTCCATGTCTTGAAATTTAGTTATACTAGTATCAAGTTGGTTAAGGTAATTAGAAATTAAAGTAGCTGAGCCGAACGAACACGCATTAAAGTAATTCTGGTTAAGTGTTGAGGAAAGGTTGGTGATGTCTACTGTATTCGAGGCAATCGTACCAAAGTTACAGTTATTAAACACATTTCCCGAAGCAGTCGAGAAGAATACTGCGTTAGTTCTACAAGCGTTGATTGTACAGTTATTGAATGTATTGCCTGAACTAGAGTATATACCGACCGCATATCCGAATGAGCTTGCTGAACCATTCGCACCGTAGGCGTGGCAGTTGTTAAAAGTGTTACCAGTAGATGAGATGTTTACAGATAACATAGCGCAGGCTGTTGTGCTTGTACCGTTGTAGTGGAGGAGGTAGTTCACCGTCTTATTCGAGGTAGTTAAGAATCCGACACCTGACTGACCAGCATAGTTTGTTCCTGTGGTGTTGTAGGAGGTTATACCAGTATGCGTTGTAACCGAAGTTGAGGGGTCGCCTGAGTTTGACATAGCTAACCAGTGCCTACCACCAGCATTTGAGTTATTGTACCCGACTATCCCATCGAACGAAGATGTCGCACCTCCAGTATAGCTACCACTTAGAGTGATTGCTTTACCAGAGTTATTATCTGAGTACTCAAAGCGTGTGTAGTTGAAGTTCCCTGCGGTGTTAGAGGCGTTGTTTAAGTAGTACCCAAGCGTCGTAGTAACAGGTTTGATAATCACATTACGGGTAAGGTTGGCGATATATGAACCGACTGCTGGAGTATTTGTTATAGCAGATTCTGCTCCACCTGCGGTAGCGGAGAGCACGAACGAAGTTGAGGAGTTGCGGGTCTTAATGAACCGAACCTGGTTCGTGTTATAGGCTACACCAGGGATAACGATTTCATCATTTACATCTGCATCCCAGGCTACACTTACAATCAGTGGGTCGGCTGCTGTCCCTGTACCAGAAGCGTAGCGGGTGTATTGGTCGTAGGTCGCCCCTGTAGTGAGGATTTGCCCACCTACTGTGGCAGTAGCCGTGAACAGTCCTTGGTCGCCGTTGGCGGTGGAGTCGATAATAAATGTTGAGACAATAGACTTAGTAGCCGAGCCCCGTATATCGAACACACCACCTGCTGTCACCCATACCGAGCCCTTAAGTGTAGTAGTACAGTTGGCCGCTGTATCATGCTTGAACGTACCACCTGAGCCGATTGTCAGGGCTGCACCCATAGTCTGAGCGGTCGCACCGATACTTGTAGCAGCTTTTGAACCGAAGGTGTTAGCTGTGCCTGATAATGTACAGGTCTTGGTGGTGAGACCAGCATCATTAAACCCCCCTATCCATAGGTCATCACTCGCCCCTAATGCTCCAGCGGTGTCGTAGGTGAACTGGAACCACAGACCTGAAGCTGCGGTACGGACATTACCCGATGAACCGACTGTATTCTTAAGTCTGCAAGTATAAGCCGAAGCTGTGAGAGTAGCGAACTGATACGGTGTCGCAAAGCGGAAGTAGTTCATGCCAAGTTGAGCATCAGCTAGGTTTATTGTAGCAGTAGCCTTTGATACACCAGACTCCATAATTTCAGCAGTGATGTTACCAGCATTAGAAGGAAGGGTAGATATACATATCCATACACCTGTAATCTTGTTTACCAGGTTAGGAGCAGTTACGCCTGAACTTGTGATACCTGCTAGAGTTAAACCTGCTGTAGTTGCAGTAATAGTAGTAGACCCAAGCATGGTATCATAAACACCTGCACTAACGTAGGTCTTGAGTGCCATTAACTAATCTCCAGGCCTACTTCAATATCTAGGTCGTTCTCGTACTCTTTCTGGTAGTCATCGAGTTTGTTCTTGATTGCTTCACTTAACTCACTCGGCTTGCACTCGATAGTTTCATCGGTTAGAAGAGTCTCATCTTGCTCACTTACTACGTCAAAGGTGTATATCTTGGTAAGACTTGTAAGATTGAGTGGTGATTTTGCTGTGATTCGTGCTTTCATGTTATTCTCCGTTAAAATATACTCCCGTAATTAGACCAGGTGGGACTACCACTCGGGCCAGCAGTCGAGCTTACATACACACTGGAGTACCCACCCGTACCCTTTGTGTAAGTGAACACCTTATTGGTCTTGTGCTTACGCATAATGTAGTAGTTGAGTGAAGCATCCTCGAAGTAGAAGTACTTATAGGTCCCGTCATCAGCCACTGCAGAGATCGAGTACGCCTTGGTCTGAGTTTGGCCCCAGTCACGGTCATAGTTAGTACCATTCCACTTCCTGCTCTCAACGGCTGCAATTCCAGTAGTAAGGCCGTCACCATAGAATGTACTATCTTTCAGATTCGCTTCCGATCCCGCAAGAACGGTGTGGCCATCTCCACCAGCGGCCCCGCCGGAGGTATCAACTGTATTGAGGATAATGTCATTCTGTCCCATGCTATGATGCCCACATTGTGTATGTTAATGATGCCCTGTCTGCCCATGCTGCATCATGTGTAGCAGCATCGCCTTTGCCAAAGTAGAATCGTATGGTAGTAAACGATCCTGACTTATCTACCTTCCGGATATAGAACTCCCCATCAGTAGCGATGTAGCTGTAGTACTGAATGGTTGAGCTATCGTCCATATTGGCTGGAGTGAAGCGAATCAACGGATCCTGGATAAATGTTGGCGTTCCGGGGACCGGCTTCTCAATGATTTCTTTTTTGACTTTTTTAAGCTCCTGCACGATAGACTTGGTGTCGGTCGGCTCTATATGTACCTCTGGCTTTGGTACGGTGATCTTAGGGCTTAATTCTAGCTTGCCTAGAGCCTTTGTGAGCTCTTTTTGTCCGTCAGACAGTATCTTAGCCATCTCGGTGATATTCGTCACTTCTACGGCCTCTGGTGCTGGTTTCTGGGCATCTACGGCCTTTGTCAGATCCTTAACCGCATCAACGATGTCTTTATTGTCAGCTGGTTTGACCTTATCGAGCTTTTTTTCTAACTTCCCAATAGCAGTAGCCACCTTCGACACATCTGGGGTGGCTACTGACTCCTGGGGGTTTTCTACTTCAACCTTTAGGCTATTGGCTTGGAGGAATTCAACCAGGGCAGCGGTTGCCTTGCCCATCGCTTGCACGACAGATTGGAACTGCTCAATGGTGAAGGCTTTTTCGGCCTGTTCTTGAGCGAGCTCGGCGGCTTGCTGCTCTTCTCGTTTCTTGCGAACCGCGTCTAACAAGAACTCCTGGTTAATTTCGCTCATTTGCTATCTCCCTTAGGCTGCTACTACCATTCCGTCATCAGATACAGGTTGCCAAAGAACCGTGTATTTGATAGACCCACCGGTAATAGTGGTGGTTCCGATCGTTTCTTTGATGTCTTGGCTTACTAACTTCGCTGCCGATACGGTATCAAGCTCTACGGAAGCATCTGGAGTGGCGTCATGCCATATTTCACCAGTTGCAAGGTTGGTAGCCGTAATTGAAGCGATCAGGCCGCCTGAGGTGATTGCAGTGCCTACGTTAATCGTAGCGGAACCACCTGAGGTTAGTGTGGCTGTACAAACTGCGAAGATTCGTACTCGCACTAAGCCAGTAACAGTGAAGATAGTCTTTGAAGACGCTGCACCAGTTGTTGCTGCCGCATATGTTATCGCCTTACTGCAAGCATTCCATGTACCAGCATCGACCGGGACTTTGAAATCTCCTGTTGCCATAGTGTTCTCCCTTTAGTTAATATGCCTCTTCGGCCGAGGAGCCCGAAGGCTCCAGGCCAAGTGAGGGGGTTACTAGGCTTCGCGAGCCCAAGTACCGACGATGCGAGTTACGGTGTAACCATCTGTGCCGTCTGCAAGCAAGCTTACTTCATCACCAACCTTAGAGGTTGCTTTGGTGTTGATTAAGTCTTTGTTGTCCGCAGGTGTTAGAGCGTAACCACTGATCTTGTCAGCAGCTGCAGGGCTTACGTTAACTGCTGCAGTACCATTTGCACCGGTTCCGGCAGCTCCGCCAGTTACTGGTACACCACCGTTTCGTATGGTGAATGATAGAGATGCAGCGGTTGCTGGAAGGGTGATCGTAATCGCGTCAGTGATGACGTTCTGTACGATTCCGCAGTCAGCAAGTGCCAACGTCTTGTTTTCTGTGACATCTACCCATGTACGACCGTCTGGTCCACGGTAGAGGGTTGTGCTGTTAGCCATTTATTGACTCCTTTATTTGCCAGCTTTAGCCTTCTCAGGCTTTTCTGGCACTTTAGTTTGTTCTGGTTCCGCGTCTTCTAGCCGCTTCCAGCCGAGGCGAGCGAGAGCGTCTGCTCCGGCTTCCATGGTGACTGTCAGTTCAGCTCCGCTTAGCGGGTCTCGGTATGTTCCAGGATAGTTAATATCTCCTGTGTTTTTCTCTTCTCCTAATGCCATTATGGTACTCCTTGATTGTTAGTTACTAGGCAAACTTAGGTAAACCTAAGCAGTTTGTGAGATTACGAGAGCCTTACCACGGTTCGTTGGTACGAATGCATCGTAGTATCGGCGGCCTTCTACTACCCAACCGTCAACACCTTGGACTTCTTTGAGAATTCGGTAAGTGTCGAACTTGTGAGGAGCGATAAGCACTTCTTTGTGTACAAGCATCGTTTCTGCCTTTGCAGGTAGGTAGCTTACTGGAACCTTCACGATTGCTACACCATCCACTTCACCAACCTGACCTGAGATCAAGTTCTTAGCTACGATGTCCGAAGCTTTAGTGAAGTTAGCATCTAGCTTCAAGAAGCTAAGGAATGCAGGTGTGCAGTAAAGTACGCGACCTTCTGCAGGTACAAGTAAGTTGTCTAAGATGCTTTGCATGTCAAGAATCTTAGTGAAGGCAGTTGAGCTAGTAGCAGTTGTACCTGAGTTGGTAGCAGTCTGCGAGTTAGCTACAGCGTATGCGTGTAGGGTTGTGAGGCGGTAGATGTCAGTGTTAGGAACACATACAACTTCGATCTGACGCTTAAGCGTAGATCCAGCTTCAGTTACCATCATGCTGTCTTCGTAGTTACCACGGTCGATTGTGTACGTAAACGCTTTATCCTGTGACAGGGTGAAGGTTTGCTTCGTTGTATCGAGTTCAGCAAGGCTACCGAAACGGTTGCTTCCTGATCGTGTGTAGTTAGTTTCTGATACTGTTGCAACACCGTAAATGCTTACAGCGTTAACACCTTGGTAATCAAGGCGGATGCCTTTGTTTATGATACCTTCGGTGACTGATTTGAGACGAAAGACTTCATCAATCTTCTTCTCATACTTAGAGGCGTAATTCTGTGCCATCTGGGTATTACCTTTCGATTAGAGCCTAATCGCTACTTTCAAGCCCTTTAAGGAATGGATCCTCTTTGGGTTGTGGTGGAGTAGCATTTGGTACCGGGTCAACTGCTGCTAAGTTTTTCTCAGCTGCTATCTGCCCCTTTACGGCACCGTTCTGCTTACTAGCCCGAGCGGTTTCGGCAAATTCTTTATATATCTCGTATGGCATTGCTTGGGCGTTAATGATGAGTCCGGTCCGAGGATCGGTCTCTATCGCGGCAGCTTTTTCAAATACCCTACGTGCTCTCTCAGCGAGAGGCTTGTCGTACTGTGGAGCGTCAGGGTCGAATTCCGGATAGTCTGCCATGACTTGGAGCGATTCGACGTTGAGATTGGCGTTCAGGTCAGTTACGTGAGCATTGAACTCTC